CAGTAAGTCCACGCTCAAACCGGCGGGCTACTAACTCCTACTAATCACTCGATGATTTAGTAGAGCGAGCAACACGGCCCGACACGAAGAGCATCAGCGATCCTGATAGCGCGGCGCTCGGGCTTTTTTATGTCCGCAGTCCAAGGACACAGGACACCATCAGCCTCGACTAGATCGGGGCTTTTTTATTTCTGTACTCGCACCCAATAGAGGAAGACGCAATGACCATTAACGAAGCTGCAATCGAGAAAGAAATACAAGACAAAGGTCTTAACGCTCCACGGCTAACCCCTGCGCTAATTGATGCTGCGATTGATAGCGAGCACTTCTTCACAGCGCTTGACGGGGTTGATGGTCACTATCGTGGCGGCCCTGAAGCGCAAGGCGTCCGCAATGCAAACCAGCTTGGTTTGCTGACATTCTGCGTTCTTGTATTGAAAAACGGATTTACCGTAACGGGCGAGAGCGCATGTGCATCGGCTGCGAACTTCAATGCAGAGATTGGACAAAAGATCGCCCGCGATAACGCCAGAAACAAGATATGGCTTCTGGAAGGCTACCTTTTGCGCCAGCGACTGCACGACGAAGCATAACAAAACACCAGTGCAGCCACCCCTCGGCACCCTACGCCTCGACTAGATCGGGGCTTTTTTATTTCTGGAGCTTCAATGTTCGATCTGCGCCTCGGTGACTGCCTTGAGGTGATGGCGGACATTCCAGATAACAGCGTTGATTTGATCCTGACTGACCCGCCTTACTTCAAGGTGAAGAACGAGGCATGGGACAAGCAGTGGGACAGGCCAGACCAGTTCCTTGCGTGGCTAGACACCATCCTTGAGCAGTTCCAGCGCATCCTGAAGCCAAACGGAAGCCTTTACCTGTTCGCATCGCCAAAGATGTCGGCACGGGTTGAGGTTCTGATTGCTCGGCGCATGAATGTGCTGAATAACATTAGATGGGATAAGACTGAAGGCGCCGGCAGACATCGTGGAGCCTGCAAAGAGGCGCTGCGATCTTACTTCCCGACATGGGAGGCGGTGATATTTGCCGAGCATTACGGCGCTGACAATATCGCCAAGGGTGAAGCTGGCTATCTTGCCAAGTGTGACGAACTGCGCGGGTTCATCTTTGAGCCGCTTCGGGCATATCTGGACGGCGAGAGAGAGCGGGCTGGGTTTAGCTCGAAGCAGTGCAATGAAGCCTGCGGAAACCAAATGGCAGGCCATTACTTCTCTTCGGTACAGTGGACTCTGCCAACATTGGCGAATTACGAGAAGCTGCGCGCCGCCTTCAATTCTTGCGGCGGCGAATACCTGCGAAAAGATTACGAAGAACTGCGCAAAGATTACGAAGAACTGCGCCGCCCGTTCTCGGTTACTGCTGACGTGCATTACACCGACACATGGACATTTGACACGGTGAAGCCATACGCCGGAAAGCATCCATGCGAGAAGCCGCAAGCCATGTTGCGCCATATCATAGCGGCAAGCAGTAAGCCGGGCGCTGTGGTGTTTGATGCGTTCGCCGGTACTGGATCGACTGGAATTGCAGCAACAAGCATGGGCCGCAAGTTCATCGGGTGCGATATGTCTGCTGAATACATCGAGATCGCCCGCCAGCGCATAGAGCAGGCACACGCTGCAAACGCTGCATAACAAAACACCAGTGCCACCCCTCGGCACCCTACGCCTCGCATTGCGGGGCTTTTTTATTCACGACACGGAAGTAGTAGCCATGCCCGATAGACCTGACACATGGATGGCCATCTGGGCAGCCCTTACCGGACTATCTGCAACCGTAAAAGGAGCAGGCATGGCAGTCCTAATATCCATCCTTCGCGTGATCTATGACGGCGAAGAGACAGACCGCACACGCATGTTCCTGGAAGCGCTGATCTGCGGATCGTTATCGCTCACAGCGGCCAGCATTATCCAGTGGCTCGGCCTGCCTGATGATGTGGCCATTGCCATAGGCGGCTCGGTGGGCTTTGTCGGCGTGCAGAAGATCCGCGAGTACGCATTCCGCTGGATGGATAAGTGGGTTAAGTGATGAGCCTTACACCGCAGCAAGAGGCATTCGCCCAAGCTGTAGCGTCAGGGTTGAGCCAGTCCGATGCTTACCGGAAGGCGTACAAGGTCAAGCCGACAACAAAGCTAGAGACATCACAAGCAAACGCTTCAAGGCTTATGGCAGATAGCAAGGTTTCAGCAAGGGTGGCAGAGCTTCGCGCTCCTGTGGCTGCAAAGGCTCAGATAACGCTAGAGGGCCACCTTGACGACTTGAAGACGCTACGCGATGCCGCACTGAAGGCCGAGCAATACAGCGCAGCAATCAGCGCAGAGGTAGCAAGAGGAAAGGCCGCTGGCGTGCATGTTGAGAAAACAGAACAGGCGGTAACAATGCGCAAGCTGGAGCCGCTCTCCGCTGAAGACTGGATTTAATGGCACTCTCAGACGCACAACGCAGCTTTGTATTCTGCAAGGATGCGTTTCCGGCATTCGTTGGCGGGTTCGGTAGCGGCAAGACGGCAGCGGCCATTGCCCGCACGATCACGCTCAAGCGGCTCTGTCCGGGGCAAGACGTGGCGTATTACCTGCCGACCTATGGTCTGGTTGAGGACATCGCCTATCAGCGCTTCCCGGCACTGTTTGAGCGTAACGGGTTCGACTACAAGCTAAACCGGCAGGCAGCAACGCTTCAGACGGACATAGGTCGGATCATTTTCCGCACGATGGATAACCCGGACAGAATTGTAGGCTATGAAGTCGCCCATTCTATCTGTGATGAGCTAGACACGCTGCCGATTGAAAAGGCGCGCAACGTCTGGAACAAGGTGATTGCCCGCAACCGGCAGAAAGCCTACACGGTAGACGGCCAGCCGATACCAAACAGCGTGGCAGTGGCGACAACGCCTGAAGGCTTCCGCTTCGTGCATGAGCGCTGGGTAAGGAACAAGGCTCCAGGCTATGCGCTATTCAGGGCAAGAACGCTGGATAACGCCGCGAACCTGCCAGACGGCTACATAGAGAACTTGCAGAACAGCTACCCGAGCGCATTGCTTGCAGCGTATCTGGATGGTGAGTTCTGCAACCTGACATCTGGCAGCGTTTACGCCGAGTTCGACAGGGCGTTAAACGCCAGCTTTGAAACGATACAAGGCGGCGACCATCTGCACGTTGGCATGGACTTCAACGTAGGCAAGATGAGCGCTGTCATACACGTCCTGCGCGGCGATGATCCGCACGCGGTAGCCGAGCTAACGGGCGTATTTGATACACCGGCAATGGCCTTGCTGCTGCGGACTCGATTTGCTGGGCATTCGATCACGGTTTACCCGGATGCCAGCGGAAACAGTCGCAAGAGTAACAACGCCTCAGAGTCGGACATATCCATTCTGAGGCAGTCAGGGCTGCGCGTATGCGTCAACCCGACAAACCCGGCGGTCAAGGATCGCGTGCTATCGCTTAACCGGATGATTCATTGCGACTTTATCCGGCGTTACCGAGTGAACATCGAGCACTGTCCTGATCTGGTCGAATCGCTAGAAAAACAGGCATACGACAAGAACGGCGAGCCGGACAAGTCTGGCGGGTTCGATCACGTTATTGATGCGGCTGGCTACTTCATAGCCTACCGCTACCCGATCAAGCGCAATACCGCCTCCAGCGCACCTTTGAGAATGTGACCCATGTCTGAAGACCCAAGCAAAGCAATCGCCGCCGTTGAGGCAATGCGCCCCGACTGGCAGTTGGTTGGCTCGCTAATGGGCGGCACAAAGGCAATGCGTCTGGCTGGCGAGCAGTATCTGCCGAAATGGCCGGCTGAAGAGTCGGACAGCTACGCACAGCGGCTTTCACTGTCTACGCTGCTGCCTGCTTACGCTGAGACGGTGCAGAACATGACCGGCAGGGTATTCGCCGAGAATATCGCGCTAAGTGATGACGTGCCGTCGCGCATTGCTGCGATTGCCGAGAATATCGACCGCCAGGGCAACAATCTGCAAGTGTGGTCGCAGTCCGTGTTCAGTCTCGGGCTGTCGCATGGCCTGTGCCATATCCTTGTTGAGCATCCATCGTCTACAGGGTTGCGCACTAGGGCAGATCAGATCGCGCTTGGCCAGCGCCCGTATGCTGTGACTATTCACCCCGAACAGGTGATTGGCTGGAAGCATGACGGCGTTAAGCTGACGCAGTTCTGGTACATGGAAAGCGTCACCGAAGACAGCGGGTCATTCTCGGTTGATACGGTCGGGCAGATCCGCGTGCTGGTTCCTGGCGCATGGATGACCTACCGAAAGAACAAGGCGCGTGACGAATGGATCATGCACGCCAACGGCCTTACATCGCTGGCCGAAATACCGCTTGCCACGTTCTACACCAAGCGCACAGGCATGATGATGGCACTGCCGCCACTGTTGGAGCTTGCGCACCTTAACGTCAAGCACTGGCAGTCACAGAGCGACCAGGACAACATCTTGCACGTTGCCCGCGTTCCTATGCTGGCCATCAGCGGCATTGATGACGACGCCTTCCAGCTCAAGGTTGGAACGAGTAGCGCGACCAAGCTGCCAACCGGCGGCGATATGAAGTGGGTCGAGCATACCGGCGCTGCGATCAGTGCGGGGCGTGATTCGCTGTCTGACCTGATCGAAGAAATGCGCATGGCCGGCGCTAAGCTGCTGGCCAAGGAAAAGCAAGTAACCAAGACCGCCACCCAAGCCGAAGAGGAAGCCGCTACCGAGCTTTCCCCGCTTGAGACAATGGCCGGACAGTTTGAGGATGCCATTGATCAGACGCTGCAATTCTTCGCCATGTATCTGGGCGAGTCTCAAGGCGGGCATGCGCAGGTCAATGGCAACTTTGACACCGATTACGCGCCAGAAACTACCCTGCCGCTGCTGCTGAACATGGCCGCACAAGGTCGCCTCTCTGATGAAAGCCTGTTTGCCGAGTACAAGCGGCGCGGCGTGGTATCGGATGAACTGACGTGGGAAGAGGAAAAGCAGCGCTTAGCCGACCAAGGGCCGGCGCTGGGGGCCATGAATGACGGTCAATCAAACGCTATCTGATGAGGCTATAGCCCATGCGGTCAGCCTTCAGCAGTACAGTGACGGCGTGGTGCGGCGCATTATCGCGCAGCTTAACCGCACGGATGCGTCACTTGCTCAGGCTTTGGCTGATGCTCTGGACAGATTGCCGGCTGACTCTTTCACAGTCGAGCGCCTGCAATTACTGCTCGGGCAGGTTGGCAGAATCAATCGAGACGCTTACGCGGCTGTATCAGCAGCGTTACAGGTTGAGCTTGAAGGTTTGGCGCAGCATGAGGCGAGCTATCAGGCGTCATTGTTTCGGGCCACTGTTCCTGCTCCAGTGTTGGTTAGGTTCCCAATTGTCAGCATCTCGGCCGAACAGATCTACGCGGCGGCAATGGCTAGACCGTTTCAAGGCCGGCTGCTTAAGGATTGGGCGACTGATCTTGATGCCGGCAGAATGGTGCAGATTCGTAACGCAGTGCGCACGGGCTATCTTGAAGGTCAGTCTGTGGCTGACATTGTTAAGCGCGTTCGTGGCAGCCGCGCTACTAAGTATGCTGACGGATTCTTGCAGCGGCCAAGACAAGACCTAGCGACCATTGTCCGGTCAGCGGTCAGCCATACGGCGGCTGTTGCGCGTGATGCGTTCGTGGATGCCAATGGAGACATTATCAAGGCGGTGCGGTGGCTAAGCACCCTAGACGCCAGAACAAGCGCTCCGTGCCGCATACGCGACCAGCTGCAATACACCGAACAGCATAAGCCAATAGGGCATAAGGTTCCGTGGCTGCAAGGTCCAGGCAAGCTCCATTTTAATTGCCGGTCTACTTCAGCCCCTGTTACCAAGAGTTGGCGAGAACTTGGCATACCCGTTGACGATCTGACACCAGCGCAGCGGGCCAGCATGGACGGCCAAGTGCCAGGCGGCATGACTTATGGTGAATGGCTCAAGCGTCAGCCACCTTCCAGACAGGTTCAGGTGCTAGGCGTTGAGCGGGCCGCGATGATGCGCGATGGTGCCAGGCTGGATGACTTCTACAGCCCGTCCGGCAAGTGGCTAACCCTTGACGAATTAGGTGTGCGCAATAGTGAGGACTTGGCTAGACTGTCTGCATGACTGACAAGCCAAATCTGTACGTTATAACCGCGCCACCGCCTCCAGAAACACCAAAGCAGGCGGTCAAGCGGCGTGTGCGCAACAGGCCAAGGCCGGAGCACATGATGCAATGTTATGAGTGCGGAGGCCGCGAAGGCATCGAGGCCAAGTCCGGCGTAATGAGCAAGGACGGCAAGCCAGCAGGCGGCACCAAGCAGCTGCTGTGTGTTGTCTGCCTGACGCAAGGCAAAAGGTCGGTAATGTTCTGACCACAACGAATTAACCAAGACCCGCCAAGTGCGGGTTTTTATTGCACACGATTTACCAGCCTCGCAATGCGGGGCTTTTTTATGCGGCCAAGCCGCCAACACGCCCGAGGGGTTGCAGCAATGTTCGGAATGAAAACGATCTACATGGACAAGGAAAGCGACGGCGGCAACGCAGGCGGCGAAATATCCGCAGACGTGCAAGCCATCATTGACGCGAAGGTGACAGAGGCAGTAACCGGCCTGAAAGCGAAGAACGGCGAATTGCTGGGCAAGCTCAAGGAAACCGGCGAACGGCTCAAGTCATTTGACGGCATCGACCCTGATGCGGTGCGTTCAATGCTTCAGAAATTCAGCGACGACGACGAAGCAAAGCTAATCGCGTCAGGCAAGGTTGATGAGGTGCTGACCAAGCGTGCAGAGCGCATGAAAGCCGATTTCGCCAAAGAGGTACAAGCGGCCAAGGAAGAAACCACCAAGCACCAGACCCGCGCAGAGAAGTTCACCGCTCGCGTGATGAAGGGCGAGGTTCTGTCCGAGGCATCAGCCGCAGGCGTAGGCGCTTTCGCTATGGAAGACGCCGAGCTAGCAGCGGCGCGCATGTTCACTATCGATGACGAAGGCAACCCGGTCGCCCGTGATGGCGTGCTGGGCAAAGAAGGCAAGCCGCTAACGCTCAAAGAGTGGTTCGCGGAAGTGAAAGAAACCCGCCCGCATTGGTTCCCGGCTACCGCAAACGGCGGTGGAGCTGGTCATGGCCAAGGCGCAGGCAAACCAACTATCAGTCAGGCCGCATTCGATGCGCTGCCGCCCAAACAACGGGCCGCGCAAATGGCGTCTGGCGTTCAAATTGTTTAAGGAGTAACACCAAATGGCTAACACCCTTACCGCGCTGCAACCTGTCCTGTACAGCGCAGCACAAACCGTATCCAACGAAGCCTTTGGCGTCGTTTCTTCGATCACTACCAGCTTTGATGACAAAGGCGTTGCCATTGGCGATCTGGTAAAGGTGCCTATCGCGCCAACCCGCACACCGACTGATTTCACGCCTGGCGTGTCTGGCGCTCAGGGCGATGATGCGACTGCTACCACTGCCGATGTTGCCATCACTGCGAGCAAGAAGGTCAGCTGGTTCCTGACTGGAGAGCAGGTCAAGTCGCTGAGTAATGCCGGCTCTGACAAGGAGTGGGTGCGTCAACTAGTTGCACAAGGCATGCGCTCGCTGCGCAATCTTGCTGAAGTTGAGGCGGTAAACGCTATCAAGCAGGGCGCTTCCCGCGCCGTAGGTACTGCCGGCACCAACCCATTCGCCTCTGACATCAACATCATTCCAGATGTGCGAAAGGTGCTGTTTGATAACGGCGCTCCGATGGCTGACTTGCAGCTGTGCCTTGACTCAACTGCTGGTGTGGCTGCTCGCAAGCTGGGCATCATTCAGCAGGCTTATCAGGCTGGCTCTGAGGAAGAACGCCGCAGCGGTGATCTGCTGCGTCAGTTCGGCTTCAATATCCGCGAATCTGCCGGTATCGGCCTGCACACCAAGGGCGCTGGCTCGGCTTACGTTACCAGCGGCTCGACTGCTGCCGGCGTAACTGACATTGCTCTGGTAACTGGTTCCGGCATCGTCAAGGCTGGCGACGTTGTGACCTTCGCGGCTGACTCAGCTAACAAGTACGTTGTGAACACTGGCGTAGCGGCTCCCGGCACTATCAAGCTGGGTCGTCCGGGCGCTCGCGTCACCATCGCAACCGCCAACGCCATGACCATTGGCAACAACTACACATCCAACCTTGCGTTCGAGCGTTCGGCTGTTGTCGGCATCATGCGTCCACCAGTGTTCCCGCAGAACGCCACGATCAATCAGATGTTGATCAGTGATTCTCAGGGCATGACCTATCTGCTGCTTGAAATCCAGCAGTACGGCCAGACCACTTGGGAACTGCACTTGGCTTACGGCTTCAAGGTCGTACAGTCCGAGCATGTTGCGATTGTGATGGGCTAAGGCATCGGCGGCGGGTTTCGGCTCGCCGCCTTTCCTTTCGAGGCTTGATCCATGACCGAAGAAAAAGCAAAACGGGGCAGAAAGCCCAAAGAATTGACACAGCCGGCTGACGATAGCGGGCTGATTTCCGTTCAAAAGGACGGCGAAACCTTGCTAGTGCATCCAACCGCACTGGCTGACCATAAGCGGCAAGGCTGGAAGGTGATCTGATGGCACTGGTAATCGAGGACGGCAGCATTGTAGCGGGCGCGGATAGCTTCGCCACCGTCGCAGAATTTGCCACCTATGCGACCAACTACGGGCGCACCGTTACCGATGATACAGACGCAGTGGAGGCGCTTTTGCGCCGCGCTGCTTTGCAGATGGGCGATATGCCGTGGAAGGGTTGCACAGTAAACCGTGACCAGTCGCTTTGCTGGCCGCGCTATAGCGTTGTGGCAAATGGCTGGGAGATACCTTCCACCATGATTCCGCCACGCATCAAGGCCGGCCAGATGGCGCTTGCGTGCGAGATTTACGCAGACGACCAAGCCCCGGCTGAGTTGAAGTCTGGCCCGATTGTGAGCGAGAAGGTCGGGCCGCTTGAGACTACCTACGCATCCGCGCCAAAGAGCATCAGCAAGCCTGTTGCCGTACGCCAGTCGCAGGCTCAATTTGCGCAGTTTCTTGAATCTGCCTCATCTGTTCGGCTGACCCGCTCGTGAGTGACGTTTACGACCGCGCCAAGGCGTCAGCGGGGCGCATGCTGGGCTTGCGGGCGTCAGGCGGTAAAGGTGCCGCCTTTACGCTGAAAAAGACCGTGGCGGGCGCGTATGACCCCGACGCAGGCACAAGCACAACAACCAGCACCGACTACGCCGGCAGCGCATTCCGCGACAGCTTCAAGCAGTCAGAGATTGACGGGGCGCGCATCAAGCAGGGTGACGTTAAGTTTCTGGTTTCTCCGCTGCTGGTGAATGGTTCGGATATGCCAGAGCCAAAGCCGCAAGACCTGTGCGTGTTCGATGGCTCAACCTACACCGTGCAATTTGTCCTGCCGATGAATTACGCAGGGTTGGCCGTTGGCTTTGAAGTGCAGGCGCGCAAATGAGTTTCGCACTGGATATGCGCGCCTTCGTGGATAAAGCCAAGGATAACGCAGACCAAGTGGTGCAAAAGACAGCAATAGACATTCTTGCGCGGATCGTTTCGCGCTCGCCCGTTGGTAATCCTGACCTGTGGAAAGCCAACCAGGACGCCGTGACCTACAACAACGCGGTCGATACCTATAACGACGCGCTGCGCCAGATACCCGAGAACGTGAACAGTCGAGGCCATCTTAAGCGAGGCCGCAAGCTGAATGACTCGATGGAATTGGCAGCTGGCAAGGGATATGTAGGCGGGCGCTTTCGTGGCAATTGGCAGGTTACGTTTAATCAGCCAGCCGTTGGCGAGACAGGCGTTATCGACAAGGAAGGCGGCAAAACAAAGTCAGCCGGGAATGCCGTTATCAGCGCGTACAACGAGACAACGCACAGCATCTGGATGACCAACAACGTGCCATACGCCGTTCGCCTTGAGTACGGGCATTCAAAACAGGCACCAAACGGCATGGTCAGGATCACCGCTGCCGAGTTCCAGCAGATCGTCAATCAGGCCGTGCAGGAGCTTGCCAGGTGAGCCAAAAGATTATCAGGGCGGCGTTAGAGTCGCGCCTAAGCACATGGGCGGCTGCGAGGGTTCCCGCGCTGCCTGTTGCGTTTGAAGACGTGCCGTTTACGCCAAGCGGCGGCACTTATCTGCAAGCGTATTTGCTGCCGGCCACCACCGACAGTCCAGACCTTGAGGGCGTGATGCGCTCTTTCGTCGGTCTTTTTCAGATCAACATAGTGACAAAGGCCGGCATAGGCCGTGGCACTGCTGAAGGCATTGCAGACGAACTGGCCGCACTGTTCCCGAACAACTTGAAGCTGGTGAAGTCCGGTGTAAGCGTATTTGTGCGCTCGCCGTGTTCATCGCCGGCACCGATTCTTGATGACGCAACAAGCTCGCTGCCGGTTTCCTTCAGGTATCGCGCAGACGCTTAACCAAACCATTCAAAACGACCCGCCTTGAGCGGGTTTTTTTATGCCCGTGAAAAGGCAAAGGAGCTTTTCTCATGTCCGTATCTCTTCCCAATGGCGCAACGCTGGCAGTAGGCTCGGCTTATGGCGCAGCGATCACCATCACCGCCGTTACCAACGCCAGCCCGCCCGTTTGCACCGCAACCGCGCACGGCATGGCCAACGGTGATTTCATTGTTCTGACTTCTGGCTGGAACAAGCTCACAGGCCGCGTGTTTCGACTCTCCGGCGTTGCTGCGAACACCTTTGAGCTTGAAGGCGTAAACGCTACCAGCACCGCCGACTATCCAGCCGGCACCGGCATTGGTTCCTGCAAGAAAGTCACGACTTGGACGCAGATCAGTCAGGTTCTGGAGTTCAGCACAGGCGGCGGCGATCAGCAGTTTGTTACCTACTCATTCCTTGAGAATGACTTTGAAACGCAGATTCCGACCGTCAAGTCGCCGTCCACCATCACCATGAGCGTTGGCGATGACAGTTCTCTGCCTTGGTACACCGTCATGTCCACCGCTAACGATGACCGCGTGCCGCGTGCCGTCAAGATGACCCTGCCATCTGGCTCGCTGATTCTTTACAACGGCTACGTGACGCTGAACAAAACCCCAACCATGACCAAGAATCAGCTAATGGCGCTGCAAAGCACCATCGCTATGACTGGCCAAGCCGTGCGCTACTGAGGCTAACCCATGACCGTTTTCAAACTAGACCCTGCGCCAACCTTCGACGCTTCCGTGGACGTTCCCGTGCATGGCAGCGAGGCCGTGAAAGTAAAGTTCACCTTCAAGCACCGCAGCCGCGAGCAGCTTGAGGAGTTCATGCAATCGATGGTCGGCAAGTCGAACGCGGAAGCGGTCATGGACGTGGCTAGTGGTTGGGAATTAACCGACGAATTCAGCGCAGAGAACATTAACAAGCTGTGCAATAACTACATGGGCGCAGCCTATGCCATTGCACAGACGTACTTTGCAGAGATTCGTCAGGCCCGATTGGGAAACTGACCGAGGCCGCAGCGGCACTCTACAGGCGACAGCCAGATGCCAACGAGTTAGCGGCCTTCGGGTTTACCCCGGCTGATTATCAGGACAGCAACACCGTCTTGATATGGCCGGACAACTGGCAAGCATTCCAAGTCTTCCGCGCAATGTGCACACAGTGGCGCACAGGCATGAACGGGCCGACCGGTCTGGACTATGCCGCGCTGCCGGTAGTGCTATCGCTGGAAGGCATACCCAAGAAAAAGCGACAGGACGTGTTCGATTGCCTGCGGGCAATGGAAGGCGCTGCGCTGCATGAAATTCACAAGAAGGATAAAGCCTGATGGATATTGCGAGTCTAGGGCTACAGATAGACACAAGCGATGTCAGCAAGGCCGAGGCCGATCTTGACCGGCTGAATGCATCGGCTGCAAAGACCGAGGCGAGCGCGCAGAAAACCGGAAAGGCGTGGAAGGAAGCGTCTGCCAGCATTGGCGGCGCGCAGATTAAAGATGCGTCTGCACAGATCGACAAGACCACCGCGTCACTGAACAAAGCAGGCGTATCAGCAAAGCAGACCGCAGCGGCCTTGCGCGGCGTTCCTGCGCAGTTCACGGATATTGCCGTTGGATTGCAGGGCGGGCAAAACCCGCTCAGCGTGTTACTGCAACAGGGCGGCCAGCTTAAGGATATGTTCGGCGGTATCGGGCCGGCTGCTCGGGCGCTGGGCGGGTACGTTGTAGGGCTGGTCAATCCGTTTACCTTGGCGGCTGCCGCTGTTGGCGCGCTGGCCTTTGCCTACAAGCAGGGCAGCGATGAGGCGACAGCCTTCACCAAGGCTATAGTGCTATCCGGCAACGCGGCAGGCACTACCAGCGACAATCTGGCAGGCATTGCCGCGTCCATTGATGACACGGTAGGCACTACCAAACAAGCAGCAGCAGCACTGGCCGAGATGGTATCAAGCGGCAAGATTGCCGAGGATCAACTGCAAAACCTCGCAACGGCTGCGATTGCCTTTGAGGATGCAACAGGGCAGGCCGTCAGCAAGACCATCGAGGAATTTAATAAGCTCGGCGGTGATCCGGTTAAGGCGTCCATCAAGCTCAACGAGCAGTATGGCTACCTGACCGCTGCCGTGTTTGAGCAGATACAGGCGCTGGAAGAACAAGGCCGCACAGACGAAGCCGCCGCGCTGGCTCAGGAAACCTACGCTCGCGCACTGAATGACCGCGCAGACGAAATAAAGCAAAGCCTTGGCACGCTTGAATCGGCATGGGATGCCGTGGGCAATGCCGCTGCCGAAGCGTGGGATGCTGCTCTTGCGGTAGGGCGTGAAGCCACGATAGACGAGCGCATTGCTGACCTGAAAGCGCAGCTGCAGGAAGTCGCAGACGTTGGATCGGCTGGCCCGAGAGGTCGCGCAGCTTTCCAACTTGGTGCTGGTAAAGGCGGTGCTGGCGATCTGGCGCAGCAGCTCAACACGCTGGAGCTTGAGCGCGAGCAGCAGCAGGGGGAGGCGCGTCAGAAAGCGGCA